ATCCGCTTCCCGGCTATTCAGCACTGGATCGCCGCCAATGACCGACCCCCGCGCCAAACTCGCCTATCTCAGCCAGCCTCAGCCCGGCAAGACGGTGCTGACCGTCAAGACTGAGCATGACATTTTCTTGCGCGTCGAATTGAGCGAGGCGCAGCGCCGCAATCTGGTGGCTGATGGGGCCAAGTTTGCGCCGGCAGAATATGCGGAGGCTCGCTTCACATGAAACGCGCCGCTCCCGAACATCGCATCCAGGTTGCCTTGATGGATTACCTGCGCCTCGCGCTCCGCCCCGAGCTGGAAGTTCGCGCCATTCCGAACGGCGAGAAGCGCCACATTCGGGTTGCGTCACGCCTCAAAGCCGAAGGCGTTCGCCGCGGTACGCCAGACATTTTTGTCTGCCTCCCCCAAGGCCGCATCGGATGGCTTGAGATGAAGGCGCCGAAGGGCGTTCTCAGCCCCGAGCAGAAACATTTCCGCGACAAGGTTCTGGCGCTTGGGCACTTCTGGGCTCTCGCCCGGACCGTGGATCAGGCTCTTGAGCACCTGACCGAATGGGATGCTCTGAGGCCGGCTTATCGGCGGGCGCCAGCTATTTTTAAAACCAACCATCTCGAAACTATCCAGTTCAAAGCAGCAAAGGAGCATCAAAGTGGAACGCAAGCTTAGGATCATTTCCGCCGACGAGCGGATGGCACAAGACAAGGGCGTCAAGGCCCTCATCGTCGGTCCTGCCGGTATCGGCAAGACCACGCTTCTCAGGACGCTCAACGGCAGCGACACGCTGTTCGTTGACCTTGAGGCTGGCGACCTCGCCGTGCAGGACGTGCAAGTTGACACGTTCCAGCCACGCACATGGGAAGAGTGCAGGGATCTTGCCTGCTATCTGGGCGGCCCGAACCCGGCTCTTCCGGCGACGGCCTGTTACTCGCAGGCACATTATGACTCCGTGGCGGAGGCCATGGGTGGTGCCGATGGGCTGAAGAAGTACGCAACTTATTTCATCGATTCCATCACGGTTGCCGGCCGTCTTTGCTTCCGCTGGTGCGAGCAGCAGCCTGAGAGTTTCAACGAGCGCGGCAAAAAGGACACCCGCGGCACTTACGGCCTCATGGGTCGCGAGATGATTGGGTGGCTGACGCATTTGCAGCACACGCGCGGCAAGAACGTCATCTTTGTCGGCATCCTCGAAAACCTCAAAGATGAGTTCAACGTCTCAACCTGGCAATTGCAGATCGAGGGCGGCAAGACCGGCAAGGAATTGCCCGGCATTGTGGACCAGATCGCTACCATGCAGTTTGTCGATTTTGGCGATGGCAACGCCGTCCGTGCGTTGGTCTGCACCCAGCCGAACCAATGGGCCTATCCGGCCAAGGATCGCTCCGGTCGCCTTGAGCAGATCGAAGAACCTCATCTCGGCAAGTGGCTCGCGAAGCTCACGAGCAAGACGCCTCGCAAGGCAACTGTTCACACCATTCCTGAAACCACCACAGCAACCGAAGCAGCATAAGGAGAAGTGACAATGGCTTACGATTTCAACAATGCATCCGAACAGCGCACCAACGACCTTATTCCGGACGGCACGATTGCCTCCGTCCACATGACCGTCCGCCCCGGCAATGCAGGCGAGGGTGGCTGGCTCAAGCGGTCCAAGTCAGGTGACAGCGAGGCCCTCGACTGCGAGTTCACCGTGGTCGATGGCTCGTTCGCTAAGCGCAAGTTCTGGACGCTCTTCACGGTCGAAGGCACCACAGAAGGCCAGAAGAAAGCCGGCGAAATCAGCGCTGCTCGCCTTCGCGCAATTCTCGAAAGTGTTCACGGTATCCGCCCGGACGACGAGAGCCCGAACGCCGCAGTCAAGCGCCGCGTCAACTCGTGGGGTGATTTCGACGGCCTGCGTTTCGTCGCCAAGATTGGCGTCGAGAAGGGTAAGGATGGTTACAAGGACAAGAACGTTCTCGTGGCTGTCATTACCCCCGACCGCAAGGACTGGCTGAAGGTCGAACAGGTGAAGCAGGGCGGCATGGCGCCTATCGGCGTTGCTGCGCAGAATGTGGCTCAAGCCGCTGCGCAGGCTGCATCGTCCAGCGGCAAGCCTTCCTGGGCTCAGTAACATGGGCGAGCCGGCAGCAGCCATTATTACCGAGGACGAGTGGCAGCGGAGAGCAACCGCTGCCGCCATCTCGGCTGCTAAAGACGTTCTGGGCGACGGGTTAAATTCCCGCGCCCCGATCGGTAGCCTTTCCGAAATCGAATGGGGTTGGATCGCAGCCGCCATCATCTTCGGCTGGATCAAAGTTCGTGCTGAACAGGCTGTGGCTGAGGGCACGTCTTACGATTCCACCATCCAACGCGCCCTGCATCGTGATCCGGCCCCCTGGGAAGCTGGTGCAATCGAGACCATTCTGCCGAAGCTTGGCAGCCTGAAAGACATCGATTGGTCGAAGCCGGTAGGCGAATGGTCGAAGGGCCAGATCGTCGGTTTTGCGTGGCAAATCTACAAGATGACGGACGCCGCTCTGCAGGCTCGGGATGATGGGGCAAACGCAGGTCCGAAGATCGTTCGTTTCAGCCGCGAGAAAATGGAGCGGGAGAACTCCGCTGCCAACGGCGGGCCGCTGTTTTCGAAATCCGAACTCAACGACGATATTCCGTTTTGAGGGGACCATGCTCGACTTCAACCGTGAAAACCTGGCGTCGGCCGTCGTCCATAGCGAAATCAACGCGCTGATGGACAAGGCTGCACTTAATGAACAACGCGAAGAGCGCCGCACCTATCTCGGCGCGTCTGCGATCGGCTCTGAGTGCCTGCGCAAGGTTCAATATGACTGGCAATGCGATGCGGTCCACCCCGCTCGTACCAAGCGTATTTTCTCCCGCGGCCATATGTTTGAAGAGATTACCGTCAAGGCACTCGGGCAGGCGGGATTCCGCATCGAACGTGGAACACCGGCAACCGGCTTCTCAACCGCCGACGATATGTTCAAAGGGCATTGTGACGGGATCATTCTCGACGGCCCGCCGATCCATGAGCTCGGCTATCCGTGCCTATGGGAGCACAAGGCCCTTGGATCCTCAGGCTGGAAGAAGCTCGAGAAGCACGGCCTGAAGCAGGCTTACCCGCAGTATTTTGATCAGGTGCAGCTTTACATGGCTTATCTAGGCCTTGATGCGAATCCTGCGCTGTTCACCGCAGTTAATTGCGACAACTGTGAAATCCTGCATCTAGCCGTCCCCTTTGATGCGGAAACAGCACAAGCCGCGTCTGATCGGGCCGTTTCGGTCATTAAGGCCACGCAGGCCGGCGAATTGCTTGATCGCATTACCGACAAGGGCCCGACAGATTGGCGCTGCAAGATGTGCTCGCACCGTGAAAGGTGCTGGGCATGACAGGCCAAATCCTCGACTTCAACCAGGCAAAGCGTCAGGGCGAAACGACCCAGCGCACCAGCGTGGACGCGGACGATATTCGTTCGCGTCTCCACGCGGACGCGAGGGGCTTTGTCGAATGGTTGTTTTCGGGGAGGGCATTTCTCACCAAGTCGGAAGCCCGCATCGGCAACGTTTACGGCGAGCCTGGTGCCTCGCTCTCGGTTCAACTTTCCGGTCCCGATGCCGGCCTTTGGCACGATCACGCTACCAACGAAGGCGGCGACCTCATCTCGCTCTATCGCGCATGCATGGGCTATTCGGAGAATTCCAACTTCGTCTTGTCGCTGAAGGAAATTGCCAAGGAGTATTTTGGCGATCCTATCGAGGTTGAGAAATCTCAATGGCAGCCGTCAGCTATCGAACGTATTGAGCAGAAGAAATCCAAGCTCGGCACACAGCCGCGCGCAGACCTTTTAGAGTTGGGCGCTCCAGTCTCAACTTTCCGTTATTACGACACCCGCGGTAACGTTACCGCATCAGTGGTTCGATATGAGCCTGATGGCACTCGCGAGTCCAAGACCTTCCGGCCATACTGCCATAAGACTGAGGGCGGTGTCACCAGGTGGGTGCAGGGCGCTCCTGACCTGCGGCCGCTCTATCGGCTTCCAGATATTGCCATCGCATCCACGGTTGTTCTGTGTGAGGGCGAGGGCTGCGCGGATGCGCTGACAGCTATCGGCATTCCGGCCACTACAGCCATGCAGGGCGCCAACGCGCCTATCGAGAAAACCGACTGGTCGCCGCTGATCGGCAAGACCGTCATTATCTGGCCGGATAATGATGAACCGGGGAAGCGTTATGGTCAGGCTGTAGCGAACAAACTTGGTCAGATCGCCACAGTCCGGTTGATCACGCCGCCAGCAGACAAGCCGGCCAAATGGGACGCCGCGGACTGCGTGGCGGAATCTGGCGATGCAGCGGCAATCATTGCGAGTGCGCAGGCTCTCACATCTTCGCCGAAACCTCGCGTCCGTCTCGTCTCTATTGGCGAACTTGCATCCTTGCCGCCCCCGGAATGGCTGATCGACGGCATTATCACCGTCAATGGCCTCTCAATGCTCTGGGGACGGTCTGGATCGCTCAAAAGCTTCGCTGCCCTCGATCAATGCCTGTGCGTGGCAACTGGCTTTCCTTGGCACCATCGAGCAGTAAAGAAAGGCCGCGTCGTTTACATGGCAGCCGAAGGTGCTAGAGGCCTCGGATCTCGCGCGCTCGGCTGGCTCTCGACCCGGGGCCGTGAACTACCCGAGCCAGACTTCCAGATCATCCCTCACGCGCTCAACTTCACCAACGAAGCGGACATCGCGGCACTATTAACGGCTCTCGATTCCGAAAACCGTCCGATCACCATGATCGTGGTGGACACGCTTAGCCGCACCTTCGGCAACGGCAATCCGAACCAGCCATCAGACATGAACGCCTTTGTCACCGCCTGCGAAACCATCCGCCAGGCTACCGGTGCGCACCTGATGATCGTGCACCATGGCGGCAAGGACACCGACAAGAACGAACTCGGCAACGAAGGCCTGCGCAACGCTGCGGACACCGTGATCCACGTGCGGCGCAAAACAACAGGAATCGAACTGATCAATGAAGCCCCAAAAGGAAAACAGAAAGATTTTGACGAGTTCAAAACCATCCAACTGACAGCAGCCAAAGCACACTTCGAACAAAACGGAACTGAACAATCGACATTGATCCTTAATGAGGAAGCGCACCCGGTTGATCCAGAAGGGTCATCCGACCAACCCGAGCAGAAGCTTGGTGCAGTCGAAAAACGGTTGATCGCTGCTCTCAAAAAGGCCGGTGAGCCTCTTGGCGCTACACGTCTTGCCCTGATGGCCAGTACGGCAAAGGGCACCGTGTACACCTCACTCGACAGTCTGGTGCGTAAAAACCTGATCGAAAAAATCAGGTCGAAGGATGATTCCCACGACGAATGGAGGTTGGTTTGAACGCCAATTCACATAGGTGGATTAGGTGGAATCCACCTATCAAATCCACCCAGTCCGAATGGGTGGATTTAGGGGTTGGGGTACGTAGTACCCCACCTAATCCACCCACGGACTCCGAGGTCCACCCATGCTCAGCCTGACCTGGACCCGACAATCCATCCCACTCAAGCAAGGGGCGATCACGATCATGGTAGGCCGATCGAGGAAGACAGGGCGCAGGCAGCCGAACGGACAGCTTGCCAGGGCTTACGTGAACCCGAGAGCTCAGGTTGCAGCTCAGCCGCACAGGGCATCGGTGCCGAGAAAGCTTCGCGAGACTGCGGAGGCGGAATCGGAGTTCGGGCGGTTGCTGCTCCGCGGGCAGATCACGCCGGCACAGTTCGAGGCTGGCAGGAGATACGCCGAACTTTGCGCGACCTGGCGGGCGGTGAAGGGTTATCCGCCTATCC